TTTCAGTAAAAGAAGCAAATGAATTTATACAAGAACTCAAAACTAAATTCAGTCCTCGTGATTATCAGTTGGACAGTTTCGTTCATCTCGTACGAAATAATCGTGGTCTACTTGTTTCTCCAACTGCTTCGGGCAAGTCATTCATTATATGGCTCCTGACTCAGTGGTACGGTGATTGTAAGACCCTTATCATTGTACCGACCACCTCGTTGGTTCATCAGATGAGATCAGACTTTATTGAGTACGGATCTGATGGTGATGACATTCATATGATTATGAGTGGACAAGATAAAAATACAGATGCAAGAATTGTGGTGTCCACTTGGCAGTCACTTTATAAAATGAGAAAAGATTATTTTGCCCAATATGATGTTGTTGTGGGAGATGAGTGTCACTTGTTTAAAGCAAAATCGCTCACATCTATTATGACAAAACTCATTGACTGCAAGTATCGTTTTGGTTTTACTGGAACGCTTGATGGAACACAGACTCATAAGTTAGTCCTTGAAGGTCTGTTTGGCAGAGTAAAGCAGTTTGTTAGAACCCGTGAGCTCATCGATCAAGATCATCTGGCTAATTTTAAGATTAAAGCTTTGGTGCTAAAATATACTGATGAAGAAAAGAAATTTGTCAGTAAAATGAAATATCAAGATGAAGTTGATTTTATTGTAAGCAATCAAAGAAGAAATAAATTCATACAAAATTTAACCTTATCACTCAATGGTAATACTCTTTTGTTATTTCAATTTGTTGACAAACACGGAAGAATATTATATGATAACATATCAAAAGCAATTAAAGACGATAGAAAAGTTTTCTTCGTCTATGGAGGCACTGATGCAGAGACTCGCGAAAAAATCAGGGCAATTACTGAGGGGCAGAAAAACGCGATTATCATTGCCTCGTACGGCACCTTCAGCACTGGGATTAATATCAGGAATCTTCATAATATTATTTTTGCTTCTCCCACTAAGTCTCGTATACGTAATCTTCAGTCTATTGGCAGAGGCTTACGTAAGGGTGATGCAAAAGATAAGGCAACACTTTTTGACATTGCCGACGACTTGAGGCACAAAAGCAAAGTAAACTATACACTCAAGCACTTTTCAGAAAGAGTAAAGATCTATAACGAAGAAGAATTTGAATATAAGATATATAACATAAATCTCTAAGGAAAAAGCAATGAAACCAATTATAAATTACTTCAAGCTTATTAGTGGAGAGCATATTATATCTATGGTAGATAGTCTCGATGATGAATACGCAGTTCTTTACAAACCACTGCAGCTGTTTGTTTACAACACATATCGCGGAGCTTCAGTTAAAGTTGCAAAGTGGATACCGTTTACTGACGAAGTTATATTCTCAATAAGGATGTCAAATATACTCATTCATTCAAATGCGTCTGAAGATATGGAAGACTACTATCTTGGTTGCTTAAATTCTCTTGATGATATCCAGGACCAGGATGAGCGTGAACAAAATTTTAATGTAGAAACAAATCATGATGAGGCAGATAATGATGAAGTCACACAAGCTTTCTTTGAAAGATATTCAAATACAAACATTGTGGTGCACTAATGGGTAGAACATCAAAAACTAAAAAAGAGCACTACGTCAATAATAAAGAATTTTTGGCAGCCATGGTAGAGTTCAAAAACATGGTGAATGAAGCAGCAAGTTTAGAAAAAGAGAGACCAAGAGTGACTCCTTATATCGGAGAGTGCTTCATGAAAATTGCTGTACATCTTTCACACAAGCCAAACTTTATTAATTATACATTTAAGGAAGAGATGATCTCCGACGGTATCGAGAACTGCTTGCAGTATATCGATAACTTTGATCCGGAAAAATCTCAGAATCCATTTGCATACTTTACGCAGATTATCTATTATGCATTTCTTCGACGTATTCAAAAAGAAAAGAAACACCTGTACACAAAGTACAAAATGACAGATGAGATGTCTATTATGAACATGGATCACAATGTTCAAGATCACGACACTTCATCATATCTTAATTCTAATAAATCAAATGAATGGTCTCGAGAGCACGTAGATGTTTTTATTGAATCATTTGAAGAGTCCAAGCGTAGAAAAAAGAACAAAAACACCACAGCAGTTGATGTTCTTATGGAGAATTAATTGAAAGCTGCAATTATAACGGATACTCATTTTGGTGCTCGCAATGACAGCCAAATTTATATTAAGTATTTTGAAAAGTTTTATAATGATATTTTCTTTCCATACTTGATTGACAACAATATCACCACTGTTTTTCATCTTGGTGATATTGTTGATCGAAGAAAATACATCAGTTACGTTACACTCAGAGAGTTCAAAAGAATCTTTGTTCAGCCGTGCATTGATAACAAAATAAATCTGGTTGGTATTGTTGGTAATCACGATATTCCATATCGTAATACGAACGAAGTCAATGCCATGAATGAACTGTTTAAAGAGAACAATATTACCTTTTATGCAGAGCCTATAGACTATACATTTGATGACTGCAGTGTTGCTTTACTTCCTTGGATCAGCAATGGTAACTACGGCGAGTCCATGGAGTTCATCAAGAATACAAAATCTCAAGTGCTATTCGGTCATTTAGAGCTGAGAGGCTTTGATATGTACAGGGGCATGCCAAATCCACACGGACTTGAGTCTGCACTTTTTGATAAATTTGATCTAGTGTGTTCTGGTCATTTTCACACCAAATCATCAAAGGGAAACATTCACTACCTTGGTAATCCGTACGAGATGTTTTGGAATGATTATAATGATCAGCGTGGATTTCACGTATTTGATTCTACTAAAAGAGAGTTGACATTTATTCAAAATCCATATAGAATATTTAATAAGATATGGTACGATGATACAGATATGAAACTCGAAGATCTTTTAGAGAAACACGACTTTGATTCTTATAAGGATACCTATGTCAAGGTAATTGTTCAAAATAAAAATAATCCCTATTGGTTTGATATTGTAATGGATAACTTATACAAAGCGGATCCTGCACACATATCAATAGTAGATGATCATAAAAATCTAGATCAGCAGACTGAAGAAGAGATTATCAGTGAAGCTGAAGATACCTTAACATCTCTTTACAAGTATGTCGATCAGATGGATACGCGAGTAGATAAAGCAAAGCTAAACCAACTGTTTGCTAATTTATATACAGAAGCGCAGAATATGGAGCTTTAATTGATACACTTTCATAATGTTCGGTGGCAGAATTTTCTGTCTACTGGAAATGTGTGGACTGATATTCTATTAGACAAGAGTCCAAACACTCTGGTTATTGGTGAAAACGGTGCGGGTAAGTCCACGATGCTGGATGCATTGTGCTTTGCTCTATTCGGTAAACCATTCCGAAAAATAAATAAACCCCAGCTAATGAACTCAGTTAATCAAAAAGACATGCTGGTTGAGACAGAGTTTACTGTCGGTAAATCTCGGTATCGAGTATTAAGAGGTATGAAACCCCATGTATTCGAGATCTATAAAGATAATGTTCTGATAAATCAGACAGCTTCAGTAAGAGATTATCAGAATTATCTTGAACAAAATATCTTAAAACTGAATTTTAATTCATTCACTCAAATCGTGATATTGGGTTCATCTTCTTTTGTTCCCTTTATGCAGTTACCCACGGGTGCTCGTAGAGAGATCATTGAAGACTTACTAGATATCAAGATCTTCACTGCCATGAATATTTTGCTGAAAGAGAAGTTGCAGCAGAATAAAAATAATTTGAAAGACATCAAGTACAAGATTGACTTGGAGCAAGAGAAGCTTGAAGTCCATCAGAAATATATTGATGAGATGCAGTCAAAAAACAAAGAAAGAATTGATAGTCTCAAAGCCGAGATTGAAAAGAGCGAATCGGCAATCAGTCGACTTGAAGTTGACATCACCAACAATAATTCTTCTGTGAAAGAGTTGCAGGAGTCTGTAAATGATGAAGAGTCCGTGCAGAAAAAGCTGAACGAGATTCTTAAAATTGAGTCTAAATTTGAGGAAAAGCTTAAAAAACTGAAAAAAGAAATCAAGTTCTATCAAGATAATGACCATTGCCCTACGTGTGACCAAGATATAGATGATGAAATCAAATCTAAAAAGGTCAATCAAAATGAGAGTAAAATCTTAGAGGTTGATGAAGCCTTCGAAAAGCTACAGATTGAGCTAGACAGAGAGAATCAAAGACTTCTTGACATCATGGAGATAAACAAGCAGATACAAGAATTCTTAGAAAAGGTATCTGATAGTAATAACCAGATCTCATCTCTAAACAAATACATCAAGCAACTCAGAACCAATATTGATACAGAGGTGGATGATGTATCTGATCTTAAAGATGAGAATAAAAAAGTAAACGATATCAAGAAACAGATCAAGGGATACGAAAAGAAAAGAGAGAATGAGATTCACGAAAAAGAACTTCTGGATGTTGCCGCTGAGTTACTCAAAGACAAGGGTATCAAGACTCAAATAGTTCGACAGTATGTACCCGTAATGAACAAGTTAGTAAATAAATACTTGGCTGCTATGGAGTTCTTTGTGAGTTTTGAGTTAAATGAAAATTTTGAAGAGACTATAAAGTCCAGACACAGAGACTCTTTCAGTTATGCATCGTTCAGTGAGGGTGAAAAGATGAGGATTGATTTGTCTCTGTTACTTACATGGAGAGCCATAGCAAAGATGAAGAACTCGACAAACACCAACCTTTTAATTCTGGATGAGGTGTTCGATGCTTCACTAGACTCAAACGGCTGTGATGAGTTCTTAAAATTATTAAACGAACTTGGCAAGGAGACCAATGTCTTTGTAATTTCTCATAAGGGAGATATTCTTCAAGACAAGTTTCGTTCTGTAATTAAATTTGAAAAACATAAAAACTTCAGTAGGATTGCAGCATGATTTTACACAGTGTTACACCCGATAGAGCTCATTTAGTTCAAGATGA